AGAAAAATAATAGTAAAAGAAAAGAAGTATTACGAAGCTAATCTAGCCCACTTTACGAGAAATGGTTTTTTCCCTGTCAAAGATAACGAAATAAAAAAAGCGACTAAAAAAGATATTTCTGATAAAGTGGTTCAGTTAAAACCGAAAAAGAAAAAAACAAGGAAGAAAAAATGAAACATTTAAATAAATATATAGCATTAGCAAAGCAACACCCTAAGATCGCTGGTGGTATCGCAATAGCTTTAGTTATAATAATTTGGGCTTTATAATATGTCTAACTATACAGGTGCAAATGTAATAGTCGCTGGAGATGTAACTAAGTATCAACCTGATGCTTTTGGTTTTGGTATTGCATCAACAGATACAGAAGCTACTAATTTCTTTGCACAAACAACAAATGATATTTTACGACAACTAAGAATAGAATGGTGGCCTGTATATAAAACAAATGTATATACTGACATTACAGTTCTTGGCACTAACGAAATGGAAAATACAAAAGTTAATTTAGACCAATTTGAACGTGCTGGTGTATATTTATTTCTTGGTAGGTTTCTTTGCCCAGCTTTAACAAAATTTAGACCTGAAACAGAAAAAGATAGATTTGAAAGAATG